ACGCTTACAGACGATGAAATACAAAAACTCAGGAAATCCGTCGGTATCGGTTGAGGTCATCTCCGACGACGTAGAGATACGGATCGGAGAAACGAAATGGGCAGGCGTGGTCTACACACGCGAGGGCAAATCGAAGGTGTACGTTCGAACGAAAGCTGAATTCAAGGCCAAGTTCACACCAGCATCCGGTGATAAGCCCTGACCATTACATCGCCGCACAAGAGCAGCTCTTTGGGAAGTTTCAGAATCGCTCCATCAAGATCCAGCACTGGAGTAAGTACCTGATAACACCCAAAGAGCTGGCTCTCCTTTTCAGAAAGTTAGAGGAACACAAGTCGGTCATTCGCCAAATTGCCACAACAGACATCGGCAAGAGCGGCGACATAGCGCGTAAACACCTTGGAATCTGAGTATGAACCAATCGAAATTCGACCGTGCAAGAGCATGGGTCAAAGCCACGCCAGGAGCCATCGCAGGTCAGAACGGACACGGGGCGACATTCGCTGTTGCCACCGCTCTCATCCACGGATTTGAGCTGACCAGAACCGAAGCTGAGACGCTTCTCTCGGAATACAACACGAAGTGCAGCCCACCGTGGAAACCGAATGAACTGGCCCACAAGCTGAATCAGGCGCAGATAGTCTCGCACGACAAACCGCGTGGCTGGCTTCTGGAATCGCACTCTGGAATCGGTCAGGGCGGTACTCCGGTGTCTCCAACCGGCAAGTTCGTGGTGCGAAAGATCCAAGCAATTCCGCAATCGGACTTCCGATTTTCAACCATAGATTTCTTAAAAGCCTGCTTTGAACCAGACGAAGTTGTCTGCATCTGCAACGACATCGTGAGCGACGAGGAAGGCAGGAGTAGGCCAGCTTCCAAGGGTACGTTCCTCAAGCGCGAGGAATGGATTCAGAATCACTTCACGCCGCCAATTAGTTCCATGTGGAACGGTCCTGACAGCCGTGGCGCATACGTCCGCATCAACCCGTGTCTCGACGAGAGCGGCTCAGACTCCGGTGTCTCCGCCTATCGCCATGTCCTCATTGAGATGGACGAGAAGTCGAAGGACGAGCAATGGACAGCATTGAAGGAATCCAAGCTGCCGCTGTCGGTCGTCATCGATTCGGGCGGCAAGAGCTTGCACGGCTGGGTGCGCGTGGATGCGGCGAACAAGGAAGAGTGGGCAGAACGCCGCGACATCGTTTACCGACATCTGGAGAGCATTGGAATCGATCCGAAGAACAAGAATGCGAGCAGGTTCAGTCGCCTCCCCGGCGTGATGCGGAATGGCGTCGAGCAGAAGCTCATTGCGATCAATGTCGGCGCGGTCAATTGGGAAGCGTTTAAGGACGATCTGGACGCTCAGGATCTACCGATGGAGTTCACGCTCGATAGCATCATCGAGTACGATCCTAAGAACGATCCTGACAATCTGATCGGCGACAGATGGATTCGACGCGGTTCATCGCTTCTCTTCGTAGGCCAGAGTGGTTGCGGCAAAAGCTCGATGGCGGCGTATCAGGGTCTGAAATGGGCGTCGGGTGCAGACTGGTTTGGCGTCCGGCCCGTCCGTTCGCTAAAGGTGGTTTACATTCAGGCGGAGAACGACATCGCCGATCAGCATGACGCACTCAAGGGGGCGGCTCAGATGACATTCGGAAAGGAGAACTGGGAGCGAGGATTGCGGAATGCGAACATGCTCTTCTTCCGCGAAACGGTTCGAACCGGGGCTGACTTCGCTACGATGCTGCGCCGACTTGTTCGGAAGACTAAGGCCGATCTGGTTTACATCGATCCGCTGCTCTCCTACATGGGCGGCAACCCGTCGGACATCGAGGTCTGCGCGAACTTCACGCGACACCTGCTTCAGCCGATTATGATGGAGACAGGCGTTGTCCTAGTGCTTGTCCATCACTTCCCCAAGCCGAAGGGTAAGGACGACAAGCCTGAGAGCGTGGCAGATTTGGCCTACTCAGGATTCGGATCGTCGGACCTGACGAATTGGGCGAGAGAGGTGATTGTGATGAAGGAGGTTGGATTCAACAATCCGCGCCGCTTCATGCTCGGCATGGCCAAACGGGCTGACCGTTCCGGCATGACGGACAGAGACGGAAAAGTCACCGGATCAATTATGATCCAGCGCGGGTCGAACGGCGACATCTCATGGAACTACGCGGAGCCTGAGAAGTTCGTCGTTGATAAGGAGTCGGCGAAAAAGCCGTACTCCAAAGGACGATATCCTAAGCGTTAGCCTTCTCACGCTCGGCACGGCGACGACCTTTCGCAGCGAGCGATTGGAACTTTGCCTTGCCGAGCTTCTTGCGTCCGATGTAAGCCGCGAGAGCGCCAGGATCTTTCACACCCTTCTTCTCAAGGCTGGAAACCAGTTTCTCGTAACGTCCGCCACCGCCAAGTTTCATCTTGTCCATAAATTTACCAGAGGTTTTTGCAGGCCCAGTAACGAGCCGTGGTTTTATCTTTTGCCGTCTCGCAGTTGTGCCGCGAGCGAAAATTAGAGCGTCGAGCTTCGTTCTTGTGCTTGGTGAAGTCGGAATACCGAACATCACCGAAATGCACGGCAACCACGTTTCCTTTGGCGTTCTTAACGAACACCGTTTTCTTCTTCGGATATGGAGTAACACCCTCGATCTTCCGAGGTGAATTGAGCGTCACCTTACGCCCCTTGTAGGTGTTACCTTTTTTGGAGAGAGAGGTTTTCATCGTTCAAGGTTCTGAAGTTCATCGATGTCGGGAGCATCTTCGCCCTCAGTGGCAGCAATCGCTGCGGCTGTTCCACGAAGAACAGCATTCAGCTCATCCTTCGAGAACCTGCCAATCGGCTTCATCGCAAGCTCTCTCAACTGGGGCGTCGAAAGAACGTAGGATGCTATCTTGTATTTCACACCTGGAGTCAGCTTTGAAACTTGCACAGCCTGGTTGGCCGCTCCAATCGGTCCAATCCTGGCTATCCCACCAACAACCTCTCCAGTCACAGCTCCAGCCGTTCTAATCATCGCCTCTACAAAAGGATCGTTGGAGGATACAGGAGTTTTAAGTTTTTCAAGTCGAGCAACATTGTCCAAAACAGACTTAAGTTTAGAAACTTTTCCGCCGCCAAGAATTGCGTCAGCATAGTTTCTGGTGTTGCTTGCTTTACCGACAACCGACTCTCCCGCAAGTTCAGACGCCAGCTTCTTCGAATTCAGAACTCCAGATTCAGAATACTTCCTGATCAAGTCGTCAACATATTGAAACTGAAGTTGCTCGACGAGCATCGGGCTTTCACGACCGATCATGTCGAGTGCAGCACGGCTTTGTTCAGGAGTGTACGTTTCGTCAACAATTCCGCTGATGAATTTTTTCGGATTCTGAGAAACGATATCCGTTACATCGCTGGAAGACGCTTTCTTTAGCGCGCCAAGAATTGAACCACGCAACTGCTTGTCCATCTCTCCAGACTTCTTGATGGCATCAGCAATCGTCTTCTGGATTTCGGGAGCTTTAGACCCAAGAGCGTCGGCCAATAAGTTGGCGTCAACAGTCAGCGTTGAGATGACCTTGTTCGGATCAATTCCAGCAGCGGCAGATTGGCGCCTTGCTAACGCTCCGATCTGGTTCGCATTGGGGAAAAATCTGTTCTGAATCTCAGGCGCAAGCTTGTTGATGTAACCAACAACCTTGGAAACCGAAACCTCGCCGGTTACAGGGTCGAGTCCAGATTTTGCAGCCTGATTGAACAGGTATTCTTTCGCCGTGGAATCGATTGCGGCAGCATCTTCAGGTCGTGCAGCATTTTTGATCGTATCAAGGAATGTCGGAGCATCGGCAGACTCAAGCTTGCTTGCGATTGATGCAGGGCCAGCGCCGCCTTCAGCTCCAACATCTTTGAGAATTGATTGCACCTGACGGCCAACAAATTTGTCCACGTTTTCGCGATGGAACTTGTTTGCAGTGTTTACAAGGTTACGAAGAGTTCCGGTTGGCATCCCGTCAATGGCACGGTCAAGATCCTTCGTCATCGCGCTGTAAAGATCTTTTTTAGCTTTGTCTGATAGCCCCGGAAGAATGTCTGGCTTACCTATCGAATTTCCAACTTGTGTCCGATATCGGCGAAGCGTGTCAAACGACTGATCTTCAGTCATGTTGCCGATTGCAGCAACAAACTCTCGCGTACCCTTGGGATAGGTTGACGGAATTCCCTGTGTAGAGAGAACCTCTTCCTTTGGAATTTGAAACCCAAATTCATCGACAAGTCCACCGGCCTGTTCGGGTGTGCCTTTAAACATCTGGACAGCTTGAGCGTCGATGTTGTTGGCCCACTCAGACATGTTGGATGTTTTCGCAATTAGTTTTTTGTACCCTGGATAATTGCGAAGAGCGTTGAAGTTCTTCGTATCAGTTTGATTGAAAAAATCGTATCCAGCTTGCTCGAACTCTCGAAACTTGTTTCCAAGAAACGATGGGGTTGCGGCGGTTTTTGGTATCAGCGCATTGGCTTGGTTTTGGACATCAATGAGTGCGTTGTCGATTGAAGGCTTTAGCTGCGCCGAAAGCGTTCCGATTGCGTCTTCGTAAGGCTTTGAAACGGCACCAAGTCGCCTTCTCAAGATTTCGACAGCACTCTTTGCCAGCTCGTCAGATGTGATTCCCGTGTTTTTTCCGCCAAGCTCGGTGGCGTTCAGGACGATCAGCCTCTTAAGGCTTTCCATGTGTTGAGGTGTAACCTCCGCGCCAACTGGAGCGTTCTTAATTGCTTCGACAAGTCCCGGCTCTCCAATCGCCTCAGCAACACCGAGTGGAACTCTTACGCCAGTAGAAGACTCAATGGTGTCTCGAATCTGAGAAGTCTCCAAAGAACCAACGCGAGGAGCGTAGCGAGGGCGAAAGAACGTCGTTGCTGCACCCCTAAATCCACCTCCAGTAAGAAACTCCTTTGCAGCGATTGCAGGCTTAACAAACTGTCTAGCTCCAGCAGCGAGAACGGGAACACCAACTTCACTGATAAGTGGGCCAAGAGCTGTTCCAGCAAGAATGTTTTCTCCGAGAGTTTCTCCGGCTTTTCCGTATTCACCGCGAGCAAGCTCTGGAAGCGCTTCAACTCCTCCAGTCGCAGCACCACCGGCTGCACCTCCAAGTGCTTGCGCTCCAGTTCTTTCAGCTAACGCTCCAAGGCGAGATAGTCTTGTGGCTCCACCAGCCGCAGTCATGCCAGCAGCAACTTCCGGTACCGCTGCGGCGAGAAGTTCGGGTGCCACAATTCCAGCTCCAGTAGCAGCTTGGAATCTTGCTGCCTGACGAAACTTTTGACCTTCGGGGGTTTCAGCTCCAGCAACAGGCGCGCGAAGAACTTCACCCCCAGCAAGTCCGGCACCTCCCGCTCCGAGTCCGCTGAACGCCTCCTTTAGCGTTCCAAGAAAACCCTCTTGCTTTCCAACATCCTTCGCATCCTGAACCGCTTGTTCGAGCTGTTGAGGAGAACCAACCTGAGCTTGAACCTGAGCAGGAGTTAGCGCGGAGACTTGGCCAGCTTCCTCACGCCGACGCATCTCAGCGATGGTGGCTGGACCTTGAGATGGTTTAGGTTGGGCGGAGATTCCTTGCGCCACCTCGTAATCGGAAATGGCCTTGAAGTCCGCTTCTGTAGGCGGATTCGGATTCGACCAGTTGTATTCCCGACCAGATGGAGATGTGATTTTTCCCATAATTACGGGGTGTAAATGAATCCAGAAGAAACGTTGGTCGAACCTGTAAACGGAGTTACACCAGCAGGAAGTGACGGAGCGGTTCCAGTCGATCCAGCGGGAGCAGATTGACGCTGCTGACCAAACGGGGTCAGCGGCAGATTGAATTGCTTAATAAGATCGTTTGCCAACCTAACCTGCTCTGGCCTGATTCGATACTGATCTTTGAAAGATTTAATTGTTCTATGCAAATCTTCCGCAGACATTTTGGCAAAATTCCTGACATCGTTTGCAAAGTTGTTGCTCTTAACATTTCCAAGAGCAGCAACAAGTCTCTGCATTTCAGGTTGAGTGACAGCTTTTCCAGAAGTCTCAAAAGCGGTTTTATTAAACTGCTGTTGAAACCGTTGAAGAAGCGCGTAAGCATCTCTTTCCTCGTCAGTCTTTGCTCCAGAAAGTCTTTTTTCTATGTCAGAAACTCTTCCGTCAATGATTCCAACGTATTTCTGGATTGTTTTAGGACCATAATTTTTTTCAAAGTCGTCCAGACTTTTGACAAGATCTCCAGAAATAGATGCAATTGTTTCGTCGCCAGTAATCCTAGCTTCAGCCTTTCCGTCAGGCCAGTTCCACTTGTTGCTCAGAGCGTTTGACTCAATGATGTCCTTGGTTGTTTGATCTGGTTTTCCAAACAACGATTCGTATTCGCTTACAGCTCTTTCAGACAAACGCATTTTAGCGCGTTCAGACGGAGAAAGCTGCTCTATCTTTCGCTGGTCAACAATGTCTTGAGCTTTTTTAATTCGCTCTTGAAGAGGGATTGTTTTTTCTAGTAGAGAAAATTGCGTAAAAACATCTGGGGTAAGCTTTCCTGCAATCTCTTTTTCCTTCATCTGCTCTCTGATGATGGGAAGATTTTTACGGTAAACCTCCTCATTGACTTGCCCTGTCTGAGGGTCGAAAACATCGATGCCTTGATTCTGCATCGCTTCAATACTGTCTGCCCTAAGTTTATCGAACTGTTCACGAGCTTTGATGATTTTCGCTCGCGGAGAATATTGCTGAAGACCTTGATAGGCCTGAATTGCTTGCTGATTGAAAGCCTTTGACTTGAACCGAGGAAGCGCCGGCATAGCCGCCTTCAGCTCAGGGTCGTTGAGGTAGTTAGCCACCTGTTCGTTGAACGCCTGAAAAGTGTCATACTCGGCTGTTTGAGCGGCCTGCTCTTCCAAGGCCTGAGCGTAAGCGTTGGACTGAATCTTGTTCTGAAGATCCGCCTGACGCTGGCGCATGATCTGGTCAGCAGTCTGCATCTGGAACTGCTCCATCATCCGCTTTTGCGTCTGCGCGCGGTCGTAGAGGCTTGCACCTAGCTGAAATGCTTGAAGAGTTTCGTCGGCCATAAGATTTTTAGCGTCCGTAAATTGAAGAGCCGT